CACTGTTTTTAACCCTTCCCATATCCCGAGGCCTAAGGGCTTTAAAATGTTGTTCCACAACCATGCAAGCCCTTCAACTGTCCAACTCCACACTGTTTTTAATCCCACCCACGCTTTTTCGCCCAACCACTTCATAATTTCCCACAATTTTTCAAGACCCGTGACTGTCCAGTCCCAAACTGTCTTGAATCCTTTCTTTAAGCCTTGCCACAACCAGCCGAACACACTTTTGATGCCTTCCCAGATTTTTTGCCAGTCGACTTGTTGTATCCAACCTATCAGTTTTTTGAATGCGTCAATTAGCAAATCGAACAACCATTTCAAGAAATCCAAGAAGTTTTTGCCTTCATTTTTGCTTTTCCACAACATATATAGCGCAGCCACTACGCCAATGACTGCCAAAGTAAACGGGTTCAGCAAGAATGAACCTATCTCTGCGAGTTTAGCAAATAATCTTAAAGAAACTAATATACCGATCAACGTTGCCCCCAATCTAATTAGCGCCCAAACTGCTTTGCCGACTGTTTCGTTGTTGCTTTCGATCCATCTTGTTAGCTGTCTTATTCCAGCGATTAGTTTGTTTAAAAAATCTACCACTCCGCTTCTTATTGCCGAAAAGAACGCCATGTTTAGAGCTCCTAAGCTTGCTTTTAACCGATCGAGTAAATTCGAAATAGATTGTGTTTGCAATTTGTACGCTTCCATCAACGCTGTTGTATCGCCTTTAATACCTTGTAATACATCTTGATATTTTTCATAGTTGTTTACCCAAGTTAAAAGAGCTCTTGTACCTGTTTCTGACAAATCGAGTTGTTGTAGTAATGCACGTTTTTCATCGTCCGTTAAGCCTCGCATGACTTTTCGCAATTGTTCTACGACTTTGGTTAATCCGATAAATTGTCCCTTAGCATTATATATATCAATGCCAAGTTTCTTGAATTTATCTGCTTGTTGCATTAAATCTCGGAAAGCTCCTTCAGTCGCATTTGCTGCTTCAGACGACCGAAAGCCCGCGGTTGTTAAAGCTGTATATCCAACAAGTGCTTCTTGCAAGCTTACGCCCAAAATTCGTGCTGCTGGAATCAATTGCCCGAAATCTCTCGCAAGTTCTTCATATGTCAAAAGCCCTTTCTTTACCGCTTCGAATTGCATGGCATATATCGTTGTGAGCTTATCTATGCCAAGTCCATATGCGTTTATTATCGAGATCGCACCTTGAAATGTAGTTGTAATGTCTGTTGCACCCGCAATCGCAGAAACAACAGTTGCCTTCAATATGTTCAAGCTATCTTTTGCTTCGACTCCAGCCGAACCAAGCATGTACAAAGCGTTGTTAAGCTCATCTAAGGGTTTCCCTGTTGCCACCGACAGATTCATCAACTGTCTTTGCATTTCTTTTGCCTGATCGCCCGTCATTTCCATCATCGTGCGTGCATTTTGGAACGTCTTCTCTATCTTGGACGCAAAATAAGTCGAAGCGCTAACCGCACCAGACAGCGCACCTGTGAATGCAACTGTGTATCTTAAAGCGGTGTTGATTGCATTCGAAAACTGCTGAAGATTTTTTCTTACATTGTCAACTCTCTTTTGAAAAGTATCTAAGTTGTTAGATACAGATCTTAGTACGGGACTTGCTGAATCGGTCGCTTTTATGACCACTCCCAGTGTTTCCTGTCTTGGCATTTTCATCACCCGCTTTTGTTTTTACTTGCGAGTTGTTCCACAAAAACAGTTTTGAAGTTAATCAAGAAAATAATCCAGTCTAACGGCTGATCCAAAATTCCCCCGGGCTCTGGAAGATTTATTATGTTCCCCTTGTGATCTATATATGCAAGCACGAACTGAAAGTAATTCTCTCTTATAAAGTCATACATTTGTCTATCTTCTTCCGGGATATTATTTCCCATTTTAATATCGGAAAGCATTAAATTTAGCCAGCGTTTTAGTTTGTATCCTTCAATTTTTATCATTGGCTCAACACTTTCGAATAATTTCTTTTTCAATAGCTCAACTGTTTCATGTTTTAACATTCCGCAAGTCTTTGCATTTATGGGGGCGTTTTCGCTCCATCTAAGAATATGAAAAGGGAGAGCTTCGAGCACTCTCCCTTGTTTTATCAACTCATATCCTCTCGTTGATAAAACTTTGTACTCGATCCAACTTCCGTCTTCAAATTCCAAAAGCACTGTTACCACCTACGAGACTGTACATCTCTTGGAGTTTTAACCATATGTTCATCAGCGTTGTCGCTTCCACTTTCTTGATATTTTCCAATGTCACGGGCACGCTTTCGCTCCAAGACTGTATTATCTTCGCCAAAAACTTATAAGGAATCGCGTTGATCGAAGACAAATCCAGTATTGCATTGCCCTCTCGCGTTACCTCGACCTTCGAGTTTTGAAAGATTGTAATTGCCTCCTCCCTAAGCTCAGCTGTTAGCTCTTTTGGAACTTCAATCCACGTCTCGGTTGCTGTGTCTACAACTTTCTTGTCCTGAATGTACAACCTTACTGTTTCTTTGCTCGCAAAAAGACTCATTCAATCACCTCACATCAATCATACGAACCGCTTGTGTTCACGTAATCTCTGACCTCGATGATGCTTCTAGTTGTTGGTATTAGTGCTGTAAACGACGCCTTAACAACAATCTTTTCTGGTCCTCCGATGTCATGATTCATCTCTGTAAATTTGACACGTGGTAGATAGATTTGCACCTTTTCGCCACTCGCTTTAGCCAGCTCGATTCCTATCGCTCCGTCTTGAAAATTCTTGAACTTGCTGTACTCCCCTGAGATCACAGAAGCATCGAGAATGATATCGATCGTCCCTGTGACTTCGAGCTGTTGCGCCTCGAGAGTCTTTCGCTTGCCTGTCCCGTTGAGCCTGTAATCGTCTGTGTCAAGGTTGTTATTGACGGTAAGCTCGATTGAAGAATACAAGTCTGTTGCAGTTGCAAATTCGTCTGTGTAGATTTTGAGCTCTTTAAAATAGAAAGGTTCGTCGCCCGGTTCTGTGATTGTATCCTTTGTCAATGTTCCCGACAATTCTTCGACACCGACGACATCGATGGACGCAGACGGGATTGCCCCGACAGACCCCGAAAATCGCAGTTGGTTGACTTTGACTCCCAAATATTTAAAAGCTTGCCCTGAATGATTAACTTCGATGCTTGCAGAAGGAAGATCTTCCGTAAGACCAATAGGCTCGATTTTGCTATACCCCGTACCTGCCGATGCTTTTCCAAGCGCGAGATAGAACAAAATTCCAGATGTTTCGGGGTATAGTTCTGCTTCAAGTGATCCCTCCACGCCCATTTTCCCCGGTGCTACCGCCTTTGTTCCCCTGATTCCCAAGAGTACTTCGCTTTTTTGCATATCTACGCGATAGTTGACGCTTTCATTCTTAAAGGGTAGTTTATATCTTGCTGTCGCTTCACTTCCGAATGTGCTTTCGAGCCCTAAAAGTACACTACTCTTTGAACCTGTATAAGCCATGCTTATCCCTCCTGTACTTCAATAATAACATAACAAAACAGAGATTTTAAGTTTGATACATATGCAAACTGAACGTTTTGAAGAAGAAAAGAAGCAAACAGATTTGCCAAAACTTGTGAGATTTGTGAGAGTCGCTGCTCTGCTGTGTTAAGTGCTGTTGTACCATCGCCGTCAGTTCTAAAGATGATGCTCATTGTCGCTTTTGAGCGAATCCTCGAAAATGTCAAGGGTTCGTACTGTACACGCTCAAGAAAAATCGAAGCCGTGTTGTTTTTCTGAAGAACCTGATCGTCAAAGAAGCTTACCGAATCAAAAAAAGTCAAATTGTCAGCGAATTCTCGCATTTTATCGAGCATTTTCCCACGCCTCCACGAGTTCGCTTATATAGCGATTCAGATCAAATCTATCTGTTGCATCTCTTACATAACGCTTTTCTTCTGTTCCTTTTGTCGCTATCTTCCGCCAGATAGCCCAAGCTGTGCTTTCCAATTCTCGTCCGCTTTTGTTAAGTTTTAAGTGTACCCACTTTCGCAAAGGATCAATAGGAGCTCTATGCGGCCGTGTGCCGTATTCCACGAACGGTGCATATAAGAGATTCGAAAACACAACCACCGTGTCATAAGCCCGCGCTTGTGTCTGCCATGATTGTGCAAGGGCTCCTGTGTTTGTTGCCCTTTCAACAATGTTTTCAACGATATCACGCTCGAGTTGTAATCCTGCTGAAATCAGGGTGTTTTGAAGGGCTTTTTTGAATCGTTCATCCGCAACATACTCTTTCACTTTTTTGAGGCTTTCTCGATCGATCGCGATGTGTATTTCCATCACAGTTCGACTCCTTTAACGCTTCTGTAGTGTTTGACAAGCATTCTTAGATGACCTTTGAGATCGTCCAATGATTGAGAAGCATTCACTATGCTGAACGAAGAGAGTTTTTTGAAGTCGCCCATGATTATCTCGTAGCAGTCGGCCAGTACGTCATTCCAGTAAATGATCTTCGCTTGAACAACCACAGTACCTCCCACAGGTGTTGAAAAAGTCAACGTTCCTGTTTCTTTGTCGAATGAAAATTGTTGAATCTCTACACCGTTAACAAAGACGCGTTCTTGATAGTGTTCGTCCACTCGCTTAAATCGAATTTTCCATATTTTCTTTTCTATATCGAGCGGTTCTGCTAACGCCAGATTGATTATGCTGTTGTCGGCGATGATCTCTGTCAACTCCTGATCCGTGAACAGTTCCGCGCTCTTGTCTGGAATCTTCATTCGTAGATACTCGGGATTTGTCATTTTCTTCACCACCTTCATAGTGACGTCTCAGCACTCCAATTCCCATCGTATTTCACCTCGGTAAAAGAGGGGGAGTCACCCCCTCCTGATTTATTTTGTTATTATCTTGACTACTCTGTTTGCAGAAAGAAGTTTGACGGCATAATGCATAGTTGCTGCAATAACTGTAGTTCTCTTCAAAATATCTCTGTCTTGTTCGATCTTGAGCTCTCTCTTGTACGCAACCGCTACCGGCTCGTTTCTAAGCAAGAGCGCTACGTAGGTGGTCGATGTTCCGGTTACTACGCTAATTCTATCGCTAATAACTACAGGAATTCCTGCGATTTTCCCGATCGCTTGATAACCTGCGACCATGACAGGTTGACCAAAAGCAGCCGCATTAATAAAGTTAGACTCTTTTAATAAATCGCTTGCTTGTTTTGAATGCACAACAAGAGCAGCCACATCTTCGTAGTTTTCCCCGAATTTTGCAAGGGCTTCGACAATATATTCATATTTGATCACTCCGTTGGCAGAGTGATCTACTACGTTAGTTGTGCTTTCCAATTCAGTTTTTATGTCGCCGTCTACTTTCAGAGCCATCACGGTCGCCAATTGTCTTGCAGCTTCAGCAATAGGATCTCCGATCGCAGTCAAAACAGCGGTGTCAGAAATCTCGACTGCCTTTCCTATCTCTTTCACCGTTGCAAATGTATCGCTTGCCGACAAGACTTCCGTGGTCATCGCGTTGGTTTCTGTTAAATCAGTCGCTTCGGTCAATGTGTTCCATTTTGGAAAATGAATTTTGTCACCGGGCTTGCCTTGTAAATCGTTGTAGACGCGAGCGAATTTAAGCAATTTTGCTTTCTGCAAAAATTCCCCTTCGACTATGTTCGCAAAAACTTCAGGAATTACAAGATTAGCCTTTGTGGTTACCGCCATTTAGATCACCCTCCTGTTAGTTTCTTCCAAATATCAGGGTATTTCGTAAAAATCTCGACTTGCTTTTCATAAGGAAGTTTCAAAAGCTCATCGCGAGATTTCGGCAACTCCCCTTCAGGAATCGCCGTTGTGAAAGTTCCCCTTTCGAGGGTTTTCAGCCGTTCGTTGACTTTCGCTTCAACGAGTTCGTTGATCTTAGAAGTAATCCTTCCGATCGCCTCTGTCAGACTTTCTTTTGCATCGCTCAGGGGTTTGTCTAATAGTGGCGTGACATCAATCAACTCTGCAAACTCTTCTGGAAGCCCCTTCGCTTGCAAGTGTGTTCGTTTCAGATCTTCGAGCGCCTCGGCTCTTTCTTGTCTGAGAAGTTGCTCCCAGTTGCCTTTTTCTTTCATTTTCTCTAATTCTGCTTGCTTTCTCAATTTTTGCTCTCTCGTTTGAATGGCCTGCGTGACCATTCGATCGACGTACGCTTGCAATTCTTTCTTAGACATGATTGCCACTTCTTCGGGGTTGAGTCCGAGTTGAATTGCTTCAGCCTTGAGAACCTCAAGAGGATCCTTGTCGTCATGGATTGCTTCTTGAGTGTCGACTTGCCCGCCCTCTCGATTGAGTTCGGGAGAGTCAACCCTCTTCTCTTCTTCTGCCATTAAAATCCCTCCTCATTCTTCGTTTGCCCATGGGCATTTGTATTGTTCTGCAAGACTTCGAGCTTTTGTTGCTATGTTCGGCTCCTTGTTCGCGATCGCTCTTCTGTATGCAGCCAGAAGCCCTGCACAGGAAACCTTCCATTCGCCATCCACATACTTCTTGTACGGATAGCGCTTTTTCTCAGGATCTAAGAAGACGTGTGCAGGCATTTCCTCACGATCCCCACTTCCTACAGGCAGGGGATTCCAAACCTTGTCGTTTTTCATTACATCGGGCATTATATCGCCTCCCGAACAAGTATTCTTGCAGGCTTAGGGATTGCAAGCAAACGATGCCTACATTGAATGTGAGGGTGTAGGAATGTTCCGTGCCGCGCTCGAATCTCTTTGCCCTGCAGCTTTAGGGGATTTGTTGAAATATATTTTTGTATCTCTTCAGCCGTCCATGGTTCATTGTTTGTGATCTCTTTGCGGTTCTTGCACCATGTCGTTGTTCGTCTATCTGACGGTCCAACCCATTTGTACGCCTGTATCGCGTCCTCGTACTGCTCGTATGTTTTCCAAATGCCTTGTTGCATCGCATGTCCGAGTTGATCGCGCACCATAACCTCTATTCGCCGATTGGTTGCCGGCGGAATCTCTTTAATCAAGATTTTGACAACTTCGTCCGCGGGGGTTCCTGTGATAAGCGCAGGAAGAAGCGTGTTCTCGATCTTTTGCATCAACTCCCCTGCGTAGTTTCTCATAATTGTTCGCGCCATAGGGTGAAAGTTTTCGTGAAACCACGAGATTGTGTTTACAGGAACTCCTCGAAACGCAATATTGAGATTGCTGTGTGCTTCTCTGACAGCCCTCTCAAACAATTCAAGAAGCTCGGGCTCGATCTGATCTTGAAACAATGTCACATATTCATTTGTTTGCGCCGCTATCTGCATTCTTATCCAATCAAAACTTCTCCGCCCCAATTCCCCTGTTGACACAAGTCCCGAAAGGTTGTTGAGAAACGAGCGTGTAAGCCGAAGCCCTTTGTTAACTAACTGTTTTTCCAGTCGTATCAGCTTGTCCATTCTGCATCAGCCCCAAAAACCACGCATTTTCCTCCTCGATTCGTTCTCTCTCTTTTTCGAAGTCGTATTCCAAAGCCTCGGCAACGGTCTTCTTCGAAATGATGTTCATGCTCAGCAACGTGATGAGTTTGTTGAGATCCTGAAGTTCGTCTGCAGGAATGACGGGATCTGTGACGATTTGAAGATCATCGGCGTTCACAAAACCGTGCATTTTCAAAGCGAAACGGCAAGCTCGTTTGATCCCCTCAAAGTACACAGCGCGATAGTTTTCAATCTTCCTGATCAGCTTGCTCAGTTTTAATCTGAGTGCATAACCCGAAATAGACCCGAGATCGTTCAAAATGAGTTCGGGACATTTGTTGCGCAGGTAGTTTTCGAGCATTTCGTACTTTTTGAGCATTGAAGGAATCACATCACCCTGATATTCGAGGATTTTGAACTCTGCGCCGTCAGGAATTGCCCACACGTTGTGCTCCTGCTTGAGATTTGAGATGTCGTGTATTCCGCTTGCGATAATGCGGGGCTTTGCATAGATGTCTTCGATCGCAGAGATCCTCGAAAGTGTTGAGTTCATCTCGTCGATTGTGTCACCAATGCGCTCAAGCTCAGACTCGCCCCATACAGGATCCTTCAAGGAAGGAATGTTTGCCACATGAATGAGCCAGAATTCGCCGTAGCGATTTGGAATGTCCAGAACAATTTGTCCATCGCGATACATCTGCACTCTGTCCCGACGATACACTTCCTTGATGCGTACATACCCGTCTCCATGCTTCTGATCGTACTCATAGATCCACTCCACGATTTGCCCATATTCCATGCGATAGTCGAGTGTGCCCTTAAGTAAATTAACAAGTCCCAATCTCACGTTTCCTTTGTCATCTCGTCCCAACTTCAGTGCTGTATCGCCCAAAATTAGACCTTGCGCAACAAATAGTCTGAATGTCTGCAATGCGTTGTTTGTCTCGAGGAATCTTTCAAGAGCCTCTTGCACATTCTCTTTGTCTGTGCGAATCTCAAAACGCTTGCCGAAAATAAGCGCGTAGTCAGTCACAATGATTTCATACGCGTAGTCTATCAACGAGCGTGTGATGTTTTTGACGTTGCCTGCCGAGTCATAATCCACAAACAAGCGCTTTTCCTTACAATAGCGCTCTGTATAGTCGCCATAAAACAGATCAAATAATTCGTTATAGTTTTTCACCATCTATTTCACCACCTTACACAATGTCCAGATTAAAGCTCTTTGCTTCTTGCTTATTTGTTGCACCATAAACAGCCAGCGCGAGAGCCATCACACAGTCGTCGTGATATCCCGCTTGCGCTTCTAACTTAAATCCAGAGCCAGATTGAATTCGCCTGAAAAATCTCAATTCATCGCGTAAAATTGTGTTGGATGCAGGTAGTTGCAATTTTCGTTGTTCGAAATTGAGTAGTAGATTATGTAAGAGCTCTGACTTGGATTTTTGGGAAAACACAAATGGAACACAAGCGTTTATTCGCTCTGAAATCGGATCTCCTACACCTGTTGCATCCAAAAAGACTTGCGCTCGATACTTTGCTTGCAATTCATTTACCATTCTGATAATTTCTTCATAGGGAATTTGATTAAATCTATGAAACTCCGCGATCTTGTATGGTTCTTCTGTGACATCAAGAACAACGATCACGGTGTAGTCTTTATATTTAGCAAGATCAACGCCAATCGTATACTTTCTTCCATCTTTATATCCTTCAGGCTTGTAATCTTCAAAAGCATCGACTAGAACTTTCCACGGGAAGAAAACTGTATCATCATCGACAAACTCCGCCAGATATTCTTGACGCCAAACGTAATCAGGAGTTTTCGACTTTGCATTTTCGATTTCGTTTTGATCTAAAAATGGATTATCGTAAACGGTTGCATGGAAAGCAATTGTGTGATTGTTATTTTTTAACCCCCTTTGATATTCTTCATAAAAATAATTCATCCCATTGGGAGTCGATTCCAGTATCACCGGTGCTCCTGTATCCAGCTTCATGGGGATTATAACTTGTTCGTATACCGAATCTTTAATAAACGCCGCTTCGGTTAAAACCACTAAATTTACCTTCCGACCCCTGAGATATTTACCATTATGCGCGGTCGATCTGATAGTAATTGAAGAACCATTTTTAAAATATATTGTTGGAAACGGAGAATCTTTTGTTTTCTTAACAAATCCTTTCAATGGTGATATTTCCAGCGCTTCTGTTAACAGATCATAATAGATTTTCGCCTGATCTAACGACGGGCCGCCTACAATAATCTTGCTTTTTGGGTGGATGGATGCATAATAGAAGATCTTGCCTGCTACATAATTTGTCTTACCAAATCTTCTTCCGGCGCAGACTACCTGAGTCGAACCATTTAAATGTAGAAGCTCCCTTTGCTTAGGAGCTATTTCAGAGTATCCAAATAAAATTTTCGTAAAAGTTTCAATGTTCTTCAGCTTCCTCGCTATCATCTCCATTTGTGTCTTCGTCATTTTTTATCAACTCCATGAGTTTTGCAAATGGGTCTTCTATATCTTGATCGAGTTGTTTGAATTCTTCTGCAGCCGTGTATCTTACTTGATTGGTGGCCGTGTCATACAGGGATTGCATTGCTTTAAATGTTTCCGGATGGATCCTTTTCCAATCTCCTGTTTTAATCAAGTCAAAGAAAATCATTCTAAGTTGTTTTGCTAATTCAAAATTTTGTTCACGTTCTACCTTTAAAGTTTCAAGCCTTGAAAGACCTTTTTTTACTTCCTCTTCAAACAACTGTTCTGATTCTTTTTGTGCAGCTCGCTTTTTGATCTCCAGTCCAACGTTCCAATGGTTCTTTTTATGATTATGAATCGCGGTGTGAGAGATATGCTCGTTATATTTTTCTTTCAGCCAATCCGATATTCTCTTTACTCCCCATCCTTCTGTGAAAAGTTTTTCGATTTCGCTTCTATGTTCACTATTGCAAACTTTACAGTGTGAACTATGTTTAATGCTCATGCCACCACCTCTTTATCAAGTTTGTTGCAAGTTTATCAATCTTATCAACCTTTACCATCTTGTCAACCTTACTAAGCAAAAAGGCCTGCGGCGGGGGAGGACCGCAGGCAAAAGCACAACGTCTTTGCGGAAGGTTCGGGATTTGCACAAACAAAAACGGGAGCCTTTGCGGCTCCCGTTATCGTAGACTTTCCCTATCATAGCATATTATAC